CTCTTGCCATATTATTTTTGACTGGTCTTTTTTAGTCGCCACCGCATATACTTCCGGACCGCTCTCACCATCGCCAATTTGCAGATACAATCCTATAATCGAGCCAAGCAAGGATTTGCCGTTTTTTTTGCCTATAATTAAAACAGCTCTTTGATACTTCCTAATTCCGTTTATATTTATAAAGCCGAATATAGTTGCAAGTATCGCCTTTTCCCACAGCTCCAACACTATTTTTTTACCGCCTTGCTTTCCCTTACTATGGCGGCAAAAATTTTCAGCAAATTCAATAATGTGATTTGCTCTATGTGATGAATAGTACCATTCGGATTGTTTGTTTTCCAAGTCTTTTTTTATCTTTGCAAATGTCTTTTTTATTTTGGTTGATACAATGACTTGTTTTTGCTCTATCTGCTCACAATACTCTAAAATCGGATTGTATTTTTCTGAATATTTCACGATACCGTTAGTTATAGTTGGCTTTTCCTTGCCGTATATTATAATGTCATCTTCTCTTATATAGCTCTTACTCTTTGTTTTTTTTACTATCTGCTCAACATCACTATTTTTACATTGCTTTTTTCTCCTTTTATCAGCTGTATTTGACTTAGTTTTTTTAGTCAAGACGACCACCTACAAATTCGTCAAATCCGTCTGATGTTTCTTTTTGAATGTCTTTTGGTAGCAGATTAATTAATTCCTTAATTACAGTCGTGTATCGTTGTATCATTGTATTGTATGATTTCAATGCGGGATTTTCTCTAAGTATAGTGTAGCTACCTTGTTGCATTTCATCTATTGCACCATTTCCGTCAATGAAAACTTTCAGTTCTTTGAGTGTAGCTTTCATATATGCCGCCTCTTCGATTAGCCCCTTGGAGCTTAATTTTTTATTTTTATCAATATCTTTGAAGATTTTTGTCAGTCTTGCAATCTCATTTTTTATCTGTCTATCTTTAGCTACATTCTTCTTTATATTCTTATCTTCAACTACATCTTGCTTTATTGTTTTTTCTTTTACTATCTTTGCTTTTTTCTTGCTTTCTTTTTTAATCTTTTCACTCGCTCGCACTCAAATCACCACCTTTCATTTTTGAGGGGGGGGTCATGTGAAAATTACATTTTTATTATTCGAAAGTCCCCCCTTCGGTCCCGACGGCTTTTTCACGAGCTATTGAACAGGGGGGAGTGGCTGTCCGTTCTCGTCGAAGTCTCCCGCAAAATTTTTCTTCAAAGTTTTTTTGTTGTGACAATCCAAACACAAATATTGAAAATTATTTTGATTAAGACTTATATAAGGATCGTCAATGTTGCTTGGTGTCAGCTCTTCCTTGTGGTCTACTATGTAGCCTAACCTTTCTTTGCAATGTTCACACATTCCGCCATCTGTATTTATCCTTTCAGCTATGAATGCAGCTCTACACTTTATCCACGACTTGCTGTGATAGAATCGTTTTGAAAATTCTTTTGCCATTATTATTTTCCTTTCAGTAGACGTTCTTTTGCTCGTCTCAAATACTTATCTTTAATTTCTATATTATTTTTTATCATGTGTAACAATATCCTACAGCCTTTGTATGTTGGTATATGTGCGTGTGTGTTTAATGTAGCATTGACAACTACATATCCATACGGTTTTTTAATTATTTTGTATTCCATAATTTTCACACAAAAAAAGCACTTTCAAATTATTGAAAATGCTAAAAAATTTTTAAAAAAAACTATTGACTTTTACGGTTCGTAATGATATAATATTATTATAGAAAGGAGGTGGATAAATGTTAGAGATAATAATAACAGTAGCTAACTTAATAACAGCGCTGATTAATGCCGGCACAGCATATCATCTGTATAAGTTAGCTACTAAACCAAAAGGGGATAATTAAATCCCCTCCCTCTTTGGAGGGTTAATTATATTATATCTCTAACATTGATATTATGCAACTACTAACTCTTGTTATATCAGTTACAGCTTTAATATTAAGTATAGTCGCTTTTATTAAAGCAAGAAAGGTCAATTAGTTTATGAATATTAAAAAAATTAAACTTATCCCAAAAAAAGCTGGGAATGGATATATTTCCAGCTTTACTATCAACATATCATTAAAAGAGGCTTTACAACTTGGTTTTATCAATGAAGATAAATCTATTAATGATATAGAAAAAGTAATTGATGATGAACGATTAATAATAAGAAAAGCACCTTTAAAGTAGGTGCTTTTCTTATTAAAGGCTTTTCATATTTTTTATTTCTTGAGAAATTTCTCTTATTTGTTTCTCGTAATATGTAATGCTTTTTTTAATTTCTGCTATTTTATACGAATCAGTTTCAGTATCTAATTTTCTTAGATATTCCTCTAATGATATTTCATTTTCTCTGAGTATATCTTCAGCTGCTCTAATGCTACTAAAATGTGGCATATTAATTCCTCCTATTTTTTACATAATTTACTGTTACCTTATTAATTATAGCAAAAAAGCCTTGCAGTCCGCAAGACTCTTTTTCTACATAATTTTTATAATTAGGAGTAACTATGTGCCATTTTTTTACAATATCATTGTATCACTTTTCTTCGCGACATTTTACGACATCTTTATATTTTTTTAATTGCCTCTAATGCGTAACCGTGTAACCTCTGTACATGCCTTGTTGTATAGTGCATTGACTCAGCTATTTCATCAAGACTTTTGTTTAATAAGTAATATTTATATAGTATAATCTGATATCTCTTGTCATCAATAAGCATTATTTTTTCTCTTGCTCTTTGCTTATCTTCGTACAGTTCTTTATACTTTTTCATCAGCTCTTGTTCTTGTGATATTATTTCGCAAATCAAATCCTCTTGTGTTTTGACATTTCTGCCTTGTGTATGCTCTTTTGTGTAGTCTAAGCCCCGGATATACATTAAATCTTTTTTTAGCAACTCAATCTCTGCTTTTTTTGTATTTATAAATTCCTGAGTATATCTGAGCCTTTTTAGTTCTTTTTTATTCAATATATCGCCTCGCTTACATCACTGTTTCGATTTTTAGATATTTCTATTTTTAAAAGCATTGTATATAATTTCTGTAGTTTTAATCTTTATCACCTCATTTTTGCTTTATAATTTTATCATTTTCTTCAATATCGAATTAGCTAATCTTTGCTTACTTTTCAATTCTGCAATATCTTTTTCTATTTCTTCAATAAACATTTCATAATAATTATCTCTTGTAACTTTTGATTTTTCTATATTTTTAGCTTTAATCTGTAAAGCATAAGACTTTATTTTAAGCTTTAATAAATCAGTTAAATATTCTTTTTCACTATCCGATAAATTCATCTCTTATACCTCATTTTTTAAATCTTCTGCTTTGACAAATACTCCGTTTATAGTCTTGCCTGTTCTACCTTTTATTTTCTCATATGTCATATCTAAACACTGTATAGGCTCTATTCCTATTTGTCTGCATAAGATTATCAAAGTTACGAATATATCTCCCATTTCAAGCATTAGAGATTTTACCATTTCTCTACTTATGCTGCCTTGTCTTTCTGCCTCGTGCCAAAAAATGTCGTATTCTGTTTTAAACTCAAATACTTCTTCAATAAATTTTAAAAATTGTTTATCTGCATTATCTGCGTGTAGCAGGTCTTTATCTTTCGCCCATTCTTCTATTAATTTTTGTAATTCTTCAAAATTTTTCATTACTATTTATCTCCTATCTTCCTATTTTAAAAACTCCAAACCACTGTATAACTAACGCACCACAAGCACATTTCTTTCCTGTCCCTCTAACTCCTCTTGCATAAGCTATTATATTCTTTCCACAAAAAGGACAATGTATTTTATAATAAGATTTTCCGTTAGCTTGTGGATAATAATCACACTCAGACACTCTAATTTCTTTAATCTCTCTCATTTTTACTCCTCTTATTTTTCATTTAATTTATCCATTTTATTATAGTTTTGCCTTGGTATCCCTTTTCCCACAGATACCAAGCATAAGCCACAGCACTGCTATATGGTTTTGAAAAATCACCATTTTTTGCACAATATAATCTTGAAGATGATACATATACTGTTTTAGGTGGATTTTCTAAGAAAAATTGTTTTCTTTCTTTGCTTTCAAGAAATGTAAGCTTTAAAAACATAGCAACCTTATTCCCTATAGACACAATATCCAATGCTTTTTGTATAAATTGTCTTGCCTGCTTGTAAGGTGGATTTGTTATTATATCTCCATTCCAAGGCTTACAATATTCAAGAAAATCTATTACATCATCTAATTTCCGTGAACGCTCTACTATATCGGTTTTATAAACCTTGTATCCATGTTCTTCTAAAATGTCTGATATATGCATTTCTCCGCAGGCACATTCCCAAATATTTCGATTAAACTTTTCTACATCTAATAATACTTCTGTTGCTCTTGGCTCTGTAGCATAATAATCTAATATAGCTCTATTTCCTGTTTTACTATGATTACTCGCACCATTGCAGACATATATTTTATCGTGATTTTTATTTTCTATAACAATCACCTCTTACTTTTACATCTAAAAATTAAATCTTTGTTGGCTTTGAAATTCATAATTAAACCATATCTTTTCTTTTGCTATACCGCCATATTCCTTTTGATTGTTTATGCTGTCTGTATTCCAATCTTTTAAATATTCGTTATACAGACGGTTGTCATATCCGCTTATCATTATCTTTGCTTTCATATCTATGATACATTCAAGTAAGTCAATATGTTCTTCTTTGCTCATCTCATATTTGTATTGCTTACCTGCTCTTGTATCAAGTAAATAAGGCGGATCTAAATATATGAAACATTTTTCAAAGTTATGTCTTTTTATCACTTCAACTGCAGGTCTATTTTCAATCTGCACTTCTTTTAGTCTTTCGACTATTTCCAATATCCAAGCAGGTAACCTATTCCAATTGTGTACACAGTAGGCTTTTTCTCTTCCTTGCACGTCATTTTTCCAACCTGTTTTGGTACAAGTCTTAAAGCCGTGGCCTTGCCATGCTCGTATTAGCAAATTTACAGCTCTTTGGATATTATCTTTCTGATATTCTTTAAATGCACGTTCATATACAGCTCTTGAATAAGGTATCATTTCAAGCTGTCTTACAAGTTCATCAGCATTTTCTCTTATGACTTCAAACAAATTCACAACATCATTATCAATATCGTTAATCGTCTCGATATTCGACTTTTCTTTATTGAAAAATACAGCTCCACTCCCAAAATAAGGCTCTACATAGCTATGATGACTTGGAATATGCTCCAATATCCATGGTGCTATTCTCCATTTTGCCCCCGGATATTTCAGTATGTTTTTCATCTCTTACACATCCTTATATCCGTAATACTTAGATTTTTTATATAATCAAGCACATTTCTTTCTACATGCTCAGGATAACTTTTTTCAACAAACTCTATATTGAAAGTTTTTTCTGTAAGCTTTGTGTATGGAAATACATTTATATCACTATATCCGAGTGGCTCATTGTCAAAGTTTTGAATTAAAAAAACTCCCTTTGACTTTCTTGTCAATGTGTCTCCGTGTACCACAGTTGCATTAATTCCTCTTATCATAAGATTGATAAGTAAAAAGGGTATTGTCCTGTCTGATAGTTCTTCAAGCTCAAAAAAATATCTCGACGGATTATATTCCCACGGTATATATTTAAGCCTATTATTGTTCCAAATTCCAACTACGATTCCGCCTGTTCCGCATGCACATTCATAATATAGGTTTCCATCATCTAATATTTTGTTCATCAACTTTATAACGCTTGTAGGTGTAAAGTCTTGTTTCTTATTTACTCTGTCTGCATGCTCTTCTTGGAAATACTCATGAAACATATCGTAAGACAAATCACCTTTTACTAATTTTCTTAATTCGTTAAAAATATGCTCCCTTTTTTCTCTGTCAAAAATAATTTCAAGTATCTTTTGCGGAGCAAAAAAGCTCTCTGATACTCCCAAAATCTTATTTATCTCTTGCTCCATAGCAATCTCCTTTTTAAAATAAATGCTCATGTTTTCTTTTTACATCCTGCATGTCAGTTTCTGCATAAATTGTTGTAGTTTGTATATCTTCATGTCCTAATATCTTTTGTACTTCGTCAAGTTTCATGCCGCTCCTTAATGCCTTAGTAGCCATAGTTCTTCTCATCTTGTGCGGATGACAGTTTTTGACTCCTGCTCTTTTGCCTATTTCGCCGAAAATAATCCTCAAAGAATCAGTATGCAATCTTTCGTGTTTACCCTTTACTTTCTTTGATGTGATAAATAACGGTCCCGCATTTCTGATGTCGATATATTTTTTTATCTTCATCTTTGCCCTTGCATTGATGTATACTATTCTTTCTTTTTTGCCTTTTCCGTAGACTTTGACTTCGTTTTTCTCAAAGTCTATGTCCTCTATGTCCACTCCGCTTGCCTCAGATATTCTGCATCCTGTTGAGTACAAAAACTCTACAAGTGCCTCGTCTCTTTCACTTTTGCATGCGTCCCTTATCCTTTCAAGCTCATCTGACGTGAAAGGATCTTTTATCTTTTTTTCTTCTTTTATTTGCTTGATTTTTGTCATTGGATTTTTGACAATATATTCTTCTTGTTCCAAAAATTTGAAAAAACTGCATAATATTCTTCTTTTATTATTAAGTGTCACTGATGACGCTGTTTTTGAAGATATTGCAAGATAGTACCTTATGTCATTTGTTGTGATTTCTTTTATGCTCTTACTTATTTTTTCAAATAATTTGTTAAGTTCTGTTTTATAAGCAATCAATGAACTATCTGATAATCCCTCAATTTTTTTTACTGCAAAAAACATCTTATACATTTCTGCATCAGTATCATTTGTTGTAGTTAATTGTGTTGATTTTTTCGATATGCTGTAATCATACAAGACTTTATACAGTATATTTTTCAGTGTCGATATCAAATCTTGCTCATATCCGTCCAATTCGACCATAAAATCAGTCACAACTTTTTCAATCATATCCATTGAATTCACCTTTTTATTAATCTTTGTATACATAGTCCAAAAACATAACAGCTCCATTGAAGTTCACTTTGAAATTTTGTATATCTTCGGCTCTTACATACTTTCTTCCGTACAGCTCTTTCATATTCGACCATATCCGTACAGGTATAAAGAAAAACTCATCCTGTATGGATGCACATACTCCCGCCCTTGCTCCAAGGCTTTCATGTATAAGTAGTGATTGTATTTGCATATCAGTCAACACAGTTTGCAACATCTTGTCTTGCAGAGTATGCTTGGCTTCGAATACTATGCTTTGTCCGTTTGATAAAGTTCCTTGAAAATCAGGCTCCGCTCTTGCCGTAAATCTGCCTTGAAATACACCGTTTTGAAATTTTTTCATCACTCGAAACGGCTCAGGCACTTTTATTATATGTGCTATATTTCTATCTCTATATATTGTGCATGCTCTCTCGATATACTGCTCGAATATATGGCCTTGTGCATTACTTTTTGACGCTTGATATTTTCTTATATCTTTATTCATCCTTATGCCTCTTTCAATTTTTTGTGAATCTTCATATTATGGATAATATATTTTCTTTGTCTATTTCATCTCTTATTATGTCTTCAAAATCTATCTGCCCATCTAATATTTGTTTTCTGTCTTTCCTTTCTGTAAATTTATAATTGTCTTGTATTGTTTTTATTGCAGCTATTGTTGATGATGCGATTTGTTTTTTAGGTATTGTCGTTTTTATATCAGATGCTACTAATATCTCTTTGTTGTCAAATATGCTGAATTTTAAAGTTATTTGTATTTTTCTGTCATCTTTTGTATTTATGTTTTCATCAACAAAACTTTCTATTACTTTTTTCATTTCTTTTTCAAAGCAGTTTTGTAATTTTCCGTCTTGCATTTTTTCAAGACTTAGATCTATGTTTTGTATTTTCATGTATTCTCCTTTCACATTTTTACTTTAGTTGACATTATATAAAAAGCATAGATTAGTTTCAAAAAAAGTTTGAAACTAATGTGGGTAAAATTATTAAAAATGTCAACTAATCATTATATTTAAAAAATGTTATCAAACTGTATATTTTTGTATATTTCTTAAGACACGAATATACTTTTTTGATTGTTCAAGTTTGTACTCCGTGTTCTTTTGAATTCTCTTTTTAAGGGAAATAACAT